TGGGCAGAGTTCCGTATCCGTGTCCCCATTTCTTTGATGCCACGATAGATAAAAGTTGGCAAGTTTCAACTGGCATTTTACAAATGTGTTTGTCTGGAAGTACAATTGCACTCTCTGCAGGAAATGGCGATGTGACGAAAATATTCAAAGTTAGTTCCTCAAAGTTTTGTAATAATTTAAAAGTAGTTCTAACTCTTCAACTGTAGCATCTCTTTTTAAAATGTTTGCTCTTCTACTGACAACTGTAACATTTCCTTTTATATACCCTTTAGAACTGTCTATTCTATCAACACTGGGAGCGCACATCCAAGTTTGCTTATCTTCTCTTTTCAATTCAAATCCAAATACGGGACATTTTTCTGGAATGATTATATCTTCCAAATCAATAGAAAATTCTTTTCCAGTTCTTTTGCATCTTGACTTAATATTTTTATAAAGAAGTTTTGCAGCATCGACTTTCCAATCTCTATTTAATTTTTCAGTTTGTCTTATTTTTGTGGAGCATTTTTTACAGATGCCTTTAGTACCAGAATCAACATTCCATTTTTGAATTAGACTAAATTTATTGAGATTTAGAGATTGATTGCACTCTCCACAAACTTTATATCTATTTGGATTTTCTTCTCGGTGTTTCATACCAAACTCTCTTGCATTATATACATTCATACATTTGCAAGAGCAAAACTTTTTTTGTCTTTTGCCGAGAATAGAATTACATTCCAAACAATACATCTGCTTACATTCTAACTATATAAATATTTATAAAAAAGAATACTTACAAATGTAATTAATACATAAAATCTGTAACTTTAATTCTTTTCATCATACCATATTTTTTAATAAACCAATCAACAATTATTTCAAAAAAATTTTTATCTACTGATGGAATATTTTTAATATAGAGTGGTCTTTCAGAATTTAAATTTAATGATAAAATACATTCATTAATATCATAGCAATAAATTTTTTTATCGCTATGGAACTCGTAATTTAGATAATTTTTTATGAATTTGATAGGAACTTTATTATCAATTTCGTTTGGAATGTATTTAGAATCCCACGAAAGGCAACAGTATTTAAAGTAATTCATTCTATCATCCAAAGGTAGAATCAGGTTCCAAAGCAATATAATACTTCAGATCTCTGTCAGTGCTCGTAAATCGTGACAAAAGTTTTTGTGAGATAACAACCGCATAGGAACCAGGAAGAATCTTGATATTCTCTACTTTAAAGTTAAAAGTAAAAACACTATCAGTTTCTCCAACCACAATAGAAAAATCATTTGAGGTATCATTCTTTTTATCTCTTACTACCAACTTAACAATACCTGCCTCACCAACCGCAGATAAGTCTGGAAGTTGATAAATCGCAGCAGCTTTAAGTAATTTATCTAATTGTTGAGTATTCAACTCAAAGCATACATCCTCACTCGGAAGAGTAATTTCTTTATCTGGTGGTGTTACAATTACACTCGCATCAGCAAAAAAATACTTGGAACGAGACTTTCCTTCTTTGATTACAACATAACTATCATTCTCGAAATCAAGTTCGGGATTCTGATACAAACCAAGTCCATTTAGAAATTGATTCAAATCGTAAATACCGAAGTCTTTAGGAAACTCTTCAGTAATCGTTGCTTCGGCAAGTATATTTTTCATCACACTAATCGTTCTCAAAGAACTACCCCTTTTAAAAAAAATAGATTGATTGATACTAGAAAAGTTTTTTAATAAAACAAGAGTTTTATCAGAAAGTTTCATAGTTTGATTTCGCAGTTTCATTATTAAATCCAGCAAAGTGATACAAAAGAATACCGTAGTGAATAATTTTCAAAGCATCAAGTCTTGACATTCCTTCTTTTTTTCCAAAACGAGAGGAATACTTAATAAGATTATCACGACAGAAAGGAACTCCATCATCAATCGCATCAATCATATCCAGAACCTGAACCTTTGATTTATCAGAGGCATAGTGACCATTATAGGTTCCTTTGATATACTCTTCAACTGCTTTGAGTGTTTTTCCTTCACCAAACTTCCAAAAATTAGCCAAGTTTGGTTGTGATTTTACTTCATAAGAAGTAGGAAATGAAATAACATCAGGAGAGGCATAAGGATTTCCAGTCAAACTGAATCCATCATCCTCCCAATAGTTATTACAGTTGAAAGAAATATGATCTTCCCCCATTCCTCCCAAAAGGCGACTTCCGGTAATAGAAGAACCAAATGTTACTGTAGAAGAATTTTTTGGAATAGAACTTTCATAATCAGTTTCAAAATTTTCAGTCATAAGATTTTCCAATAAAAGAACAAAAGAGAAGTATTTACTACTCCTTATCATATCAGTTTGATTCAGATTCGTCAATAGGAAGTTTAAAATCCGTATCAATCTTATCGTAGAGTTCCAAGAAAGATTGCTTGGTCTCATCATCAAAACGATTTACACAAACTTGTATTGCCTTTGCCTTATCATTAAAGATACTATAGGCACGAAGAATGTGAACGAGACGACGTGTACTGATGATTTCTTCAATACCACCATCATAAAAAGTCTTTCGAATCACATCTCCCCAATCTACAAGTCTCTTACAAAAATCACGATCTTCAATACCTAATTCAAGAGCAACACCTTCTAAAATCTTTTGCTCAATTGTAGGAGCAGGATAAGACTGCTCAAAGGTTACAGGAAAACGCTCTAAAAAGGCTTCGTTGAGCACGTTAGTTCCAATAAACCTGCCATCGTCTGAACCTTTGCCTTTAGTATTGGCAGTTGCAAAGACGTTAAACCCAGTTGTTGGTCTAACGAATTTTCCAATTTTCTTAAGAAAAACTCCTTTTCCTTCCAAGACAGATTGTAAACATAAAATTTTGTTAGAGGCAAGGTCGATCTCGTCAAGGAGCAATATAGCACCTCGTTGTAATGCTTCAATGACTGGGCCGTTGTGCCATACAGTTTCACCATTAATGAGACGAAAACCCCCAATAAGATCATCCTCGTCAGTTTCTACTGTAATATTTACACGAATCAATTCTCTGTTCAGTTGAGCACATGCCTGCTCTACACTAAATGTTTTACCATTACCCGAAAGACCCGTAATGAACGTAGGATAAAAAAGATTGGATTGAATAATTTTTTTAATATCATTGAAGTTACCAAACTTGACGAAAGTATCATCTTTATCGGGAATAAGATTTTGTTCCACAGCAGGAAGAGCAGAGGGAGCAGAAAAACTGCGCTCAATTTCTTGAACCTTTTTTGATGTTACTTCCAAATTCCACTTACCACGTCCAACCTTAAAATTTTCCAATCGTTTAGTCACAGTTGGATATGAGATATTTTTAGATTTACAATAACCACGAACATCCGCAGCAATAAATTCTTTACCAAAAGTATTTTTAAGATCTGAAAGAATTTGATCGTCTGTCATTTGAATGCTTTTCATTTGTGAGAAAAAGTGTTTTCAACTGAATTCATTATAAAACAAAAAAGGGGTTGCCAAAACCCCCCTTGTGTCAGTTTACAAACTGGGTTTTTAGTTTTTCAAAGTGCTCTCTGCTTACAATTTTACCCTTATATCCAGGATAAAACTGCTTAACAATTGCTGGAATACCCATTGCAGTAATCGCACTGTTACAAATTACACAGACTTCTTGTGTATCGTGATTGACTACATGCTCAAGTGGAAATTTAGTTTTCATAATTAATCCTCAACAGTAAAAGTTTTGTTTTTAACTTTTGTATCAAACTCACCAGTTCTACCTGGTTTCATACTTCCTATTTTAACATTCTTTCCCTCTCCTGGCCAAGAAGTCTTTGAAGTTCCTTTAAGAGTTGAACTTCCACTTGGTTTGCGTTGAATCAAAACAGAATCTTGATCATACTTTTTACCCAGTTTTTCAATAACCTTTTTAAACTTTCTCTTACCCATTTTTCCAGGAGTAATAACGTGAGATTTCTCTCCCACTTTTTTCTCTTGTGGAGTTCCTGGATTTTCTGTATATCTGCCAGCAACCTTTGTAGGGCCAGGAAGACCAGCACCTCTTACATCACGCTCCAGTTGTCTTGAACGTTCTTTGTTTTCTGCTTTTGATTTATCACCACGTTGAGCAGACATAATTGCCATACCACCCCTCTCTGACTTACTCATAATACGAGCAAGAGAAGTTTCACTTAAATCAACTTCTTCTTTTCTTGTTCTCTCTGCTTCCCTACGTTTAGCAAATTGCATATAGGTTTCACCTGGTTTCAGTCTATTACTATAATCAGGAATTGTTTGTGCTGAAGTGCTTTGTCCTCTGTCTTCACGAGCTCTCATTTGAGGGCCCTTACCAGGAAGTGTTCTGTCTATTTTTGAATCTGGATGCCACCAATCACCTGCTTCAATCATAAACTCTTGAAATGTTTTCATATTAGCAGACACTTTTTAAATATTTAGACAACAAGAGAAATAAACTCTCCAAGAACTTTCTTGTTAAGTTTTTTTGTTTTTAATGACTTTGCAAAAGCAGATTTAATTTGTGCCTTTGTTGCATCATCAGAAACTTCAAATTCTGAATTTTGTGCCAGAGAACTTGAGGAAAGACCAAAATAAACATCATAAGCAGAATTTAAAATATTAATGCTTCTATGTTTTTTCCAGTAATTCATAATTTTATCATACTCTGGTGAAGATTGTTTGTAATATAAACTTACAAATCGAAATGTATCTCTACTTTGAAGAATACGAATACCTACAAAGTTAACAGAAGGAAAATTATCCTTTAAATTATAAAGTAAAGTCTCTGTAAGAGAATTATAATTTTGCTCTATTTTATATGTTGTTCCAATTTTACGATCTCGAAGAAAAGTACGAGTTGGTTTGATTCCACAAACTCCCAGATAATCTTCACTACCACGTTTTACCTGATGGTGATAAGGTAGAGAATTTGCCTCACCATCAGTAAGAATTACGCACTGAACTTTTTGAAGTTTATTGTCTTTTTGAAATTTGGGAAGAATTTGATGTAGAGAAATCAAACTTTCATTTAATGGAGTTCCAGAAAGAGAAAGAGAAGATGGAACTTGATATTGACAAAAATATGGTGAGGCAATACAAGTTGCAAGTCTCCAAATATTAATCATTTGACTCTCTAATAATCTCGAATTCACTTTACTAGTCAAAATATTCATTAGAGAAAATTCATCGCTAACAAAAACCATACCTTCTTTTTTCTGATAGTGAGAGTCCAAATATTTTTTAGATTCCAATCGAGGGTTTCTCCATTCATTCGTAAAAGCATACACCTCAAATGGAATTGATATTTTTTTACAAAACCAAATTAAATTATAAAGTTGCTTACAAGTATCTTTTAATACCGTCTGCATTGAGCCACTCCAATCCAAAATGAATATCAATCCGTGATTCTTACCATCAGGTGTTATATTAACTTTTTTAAAAAGATTCTCATTATATTTGTAAGTATGAAGACGAGAGGTATCAAGAACACCTGTACGAGAAGTTAATGTACGTGAATATGAATCTGCTGCCTTGCGACACTCAAATTCTTTTACAAGATAATTAACTTCTTTTTGAGCAGAATTTTTAAATTCTTTAAAGGATTTGTCAGTTTCTTCGTAAATATCATACTTTGGTAATGAATTCATTTTTAGCCATTCGTTCTTCAGAATTTGTTGATTTACAAAATATTCATCAATAAATTGATGTATTTCTGAATTTTTTGTAATAACCGTATCTAAATTAACCTTTGGAATTTCAACATATACATTTTCACTTCCCATAAGATTTACAAGATTTTCGATTTTTTGGCGAAGTGATTCTGCTGTACGAACTTCGGGTTCATCAGAAGAATTAGCAGGGACATTGCTTACTGATTCTCCTTCGATTCTTTCAAATTGCTCCAAAGTCTCAGAGTTTATTAATTGTGATTGAACATTTTCTATTTCTTCGTCTTCAGATTGTTGTTGAACATTTTGCTCACTTGAATTCGAAGAATTTTCATCACCTTGTTGAGAATGAGAATCTAATTCAACGACATTTTGTTTTTTCTCTTTTTCATTCTTACAATAATTATAAAGTTTTTCAGCAGCAATTAACACTTCAGAAAAAGTTTCACACGATGCAATAAGGCTTAGGATTTCATTTTCATCAGAGGTAAAATTTAAAGGTAAAAAATTTCCAATCTTGAAGTAAAGATTTGCACGATCAGCAAGATTAAAAGTAGTTACATCTTCATTCTTTATTTCAAAAAAGTCTTGTTCATTAAGCTCTTTATATCCATTATAAAATGTTTTTGCAAGTCCCGCATACTTGCGTTTTATTAATTTTTCAATGCGAACATCTTCAACAATATTTACAAACTGATGTGGAATTTCAGTCTTCTCACTCCAGTCTATGTCATCTGTAAAAAGAGCATGTCCAACTTCATGTCCCACTAATAAATCATATATACCATTGCTTGCTTTCTCCCATAAGGGTAAAGTCAATACACGAGTATGAACATTAAAGCAAGCAGTAGAAACTTTTTTATGCTCTACCAATAAGTCTTCAGTAGCAAGCAATTTAGCAAGTTGTGACTTAATTTCGTGATTAACTGGCATGATTTTTTTGCTTATAAACCTATCATACCAAAAACAAGTCTCTACGAACGTTATAGTAGACAGATATTTAAGTGTCCATTCTACTAAATCCCTTTACTTTGGTAAATTTAAGCACACTCTCAAATTTGTCTTCCATTCCTATCTTATGAGAAATTACAAAAATATTAGCATCCTTAACGACATATTTAATAATCTTAAGAAAATCTTCGGTTCCTGTAGAATCTAAAGAGCTATCAAAAATTTCATCAAGTATCATCAAGTTACAATTCACAGAATTTTTCATTCTTGCAACTTCTCTCCAAGTAAATAATAATGCTAAATCTATGCGTTGCTTTTCACCCTCACTAAAAGAGGCATAAGAAAAATCTTCGTGAATTGGTGATTGAACAATTTCATTAAACTCCTCATCAAGAGTGAAATTAATATAAAAGTCCATCATTTGCAAATAACGATTGACCTGTTGATTTATGAGAGGAAGATATTTCTTAATGATTTTGGATTTAACTCCACCATCCTTTAAGAGTTCATACGCAAAATCATAATAATTGATTGAGTCCCGTTTAATTGCTAATTGATCATAAGTCTCATGAAGATTTTCTTGAAATAACTCTAACTTTTTATGTTCAGAATTTCTGTTTTTAAGTTGATTGGTAAATGTTTGAATTTGATTTTCAAGTTCTCTGATTTGCTTTTGACAGCCAGAGATTTTAGTATTGTTCCGAGAAACTTCATGTGTTAATTTTGTAATCTCTTTTGATAGTAGAGTAAATTGACGCTCTCGTTCTTCTTCTTCCTTGATTGCCTCTTCCAGTTCTTTATAACCAGATTGCAATTCCTTTGCCTTATTTTGAGCATCATTAATTTTATTTATTCTAAACTCTTCATCAATCTCTTGAGTACAAGTAGGGCATACCATATTTTCATTAAAGAATTTATGTTCATCAGTAATTGTTAATATTTTTTGTGAGATTTTACCCTTCAGTACTTCAAGTTTTTTAAGTCTTTCTAATGCTCCTGTAACTTCTTCCTGTTCTTTTGTATATTTAAAAATATCTTCTTCATATAATGAATTTTCCTTTATATGAAGCATAACCTCATTATCTAAACTTATAATTTTTTTCTTGTTTTCATTTATATTTTCATTTCCACGATTTTCAAGTTCTTCAATAAAGTTTTTTTGCATTTCAACTTTATCAAAAAGAGATTCCTTCTTAAGTTCTAAAGTTTTTATTTCATCTCGAATTTTACGAATTTTTTCTTTAATTACAATATTCATTGAAGAAAATATTTTAATATCCAACAAGTCCTCTATGACTTCTCTACGATGAGAAGTTGGAAGTTGCATAAAAGGAATAAAGGCACTCGAACCCAATATTACGATTTGAGTAAAAGATTTATAATTCATTTTAAGAACCGTTTGTTCTAACCACTTTTGTTGATCTACTGCTGCAGAAACCTGATCTATGATTTTATTATTACAGTAAATTTCGAAAATATTTGGTTTAATGCCACGAACAATTTTCCATTCAGAAGTTCCAGTTGAAAACTCAACTTCAACGAAACAATCTTTTTCATTGACTGTATTGATAAGTTGAGATTTATTAATTTTTCTAAAACTACGACCAAATAAAGAAAAGCACAGGGCATCTAAGATTGTAGATTTACCTGCTCCATTTGTACCAACAATCAAATTAGTTTTATTTTTGATAAAATTAACTTCTGTAAATTGATTTCCAGTAGATAAAAAATTTTTCCAACGTATTTTTTCAAAAATAATCATCTTAGTATTTTGGAGGAATTACAATGTCATTTGAAGTAATGACCGTATACTTATAATCATTTACATTACAGGTCTCTAACATAAGTTCATCTTCAACCTCTATTATATGCATCTCTGGGAATCCAGATTCTTCGAGCATCATAGAATATCTTACAGCATCATCTTCTTCTTCGAAGAGATAAAAAATATTTTCTCCATATTCATTTATAACTGAATATGCACCCTCTCTTTCTCTTCCGTGTATTGTGAGTATAAACATACTTAAATCATTTCGCAAGCCTCACGATAAATTTCGTGTAGTATTTTTTGAACGATTAATTTATCAATTGATATTTCAGATTCTTCGACATATCGATTTAAAATAGAGAGTGTATCTTCTGATTCATATGCCTCAAAATCTTCATTTTCTTGTATTTGAATATTTTCAACAATTTTAAGTTCTGATATATTTGACTTATAAAGTTTATCGATAAATTTTTCAAACTTTTTAGTATTTGTTTTTTTGCGAACGATTACCTTTACAATTTTGTTCTCATACTCACGAGTATCAAATGTTTGATAATTTGTGTCCTCGTAATAAATAATATAGTATATTCGATATGGATTATTTACAGGAGTGTGCTCAAGAGTTTCAGTATCGAAAATATGAAATCCACGAGTATCATTTACATCGTTCCAAAAAATTTCATAGGGATTACCAAGATAAAATACTATTCCATTATTTGAACGAGTATGATAATGTCCAGAAAATACTTTTGTAAAATCGTCAAATACAATTGAATCCATACCATCGTCCATTATATGTCCTTGATAGGCTTGAAACCCATTTAATTCTAAATGACCCATTGCAACTTTACAACCACTTTTTTTAATTAAACGTAAAGTTTTTTCTTCATTATCGGCACAAATCCAAGGAATCAAAAGAACATTTAAATTTCCAATTTTAATAACCTCTGGATCACTGTAAGTTTTTATATTTAAATAATTTTGAAGTAAAAGTGAAGGTGAATTTACAGTGTTCGTATTCTTATAATATGCATCATGATTTCCAACAAGCATATGTACATTATATTTTGAGAGTGGGTCTAATACAACTCTTTTTGTCCACTCTAAACTTTGATAGTCAATCGACTTACGACTATCAAAAGCATCTCCAAGGTGAAGAACTGTAGTGATTTTTTCCTTTTCTAATGTTGGAAAAAATATATTTTTATAAAAGGTTTCAAAATAATCGTGAAAAATTTTAGAACCCTTCCTGGCACCCCAGTGGCTATCTGTGATTATTGCAACACGCATAAAATTAATATCTTATTTTGCTGTGTACATCGTCTTTAATACTATTATAATCAGAATAATTTCCACTGTCAAGAGTGTTATCGTCAGTAAAAACTTCACTAAATCCAGAACGTTCAAGAATTTTATTTTTAATTTCTAATTGACGTTTTTCTCTCTGAATACGACGAAGAAAAGCATAGTAAATAACTTGTGTAAAATATGCGAATGGATTTTCAGATTTCTTTGGATCAAATCTATCAATGTACTGAACACAATTTTCAATTCCATCACAAATCATATCTTCCTTGAACATATAATTAACAAAATTTGGTTTAAATGAGAGATGATTAGCAATCTTCAAAAAACATTCTCCAATATAACGTGGTATGACTGGTTTTGGTTTATCTTGAAAAATAGATATTTCAACATCTTCAGAATACTTAACTAATGCAGCAAGAAAATCCTTATTATTCACATAATGATCTGACCTTTTTCTTTTAGTCATAACATTTGTTGTTATCATAAGTTTTATTCATTATTATGTAGGAATAATAACATATATTTAAATATTTGACAAAGGTCTTAAATTAATGTATAATTACCTTTGTGAAGGTTGAAAAGATTAGTATTAGCTAATATTATAAAGTTTCTCTAATATCTCTTTAGCATCATTTACATTTGAAAGATAACCCATTTCTTTACTTGGTTTTGATTCGTTAATTTTCTCTTTATCTAATTGTTTAACATATAATTGATACATTAAAATCATTTCAATATCATAAGATTCAGATATAGTAACAACATCATCTAAATTGATTACAAACATATTTTCTGTTGTTGTTTTCATCCAAGATTCAAATTTATATCCAGAAACTCCAGATCTGTTCTTAATTTCTGATATTGTAATTGGATTCAAAATAAATAATAAGGTTTTATCCTCTTCTTCAACCACAGATACTTTAGTAAATATTTCTTCACCAGTTTTTAATTTAATTGATGCGTAAAAATCTTCTTCCATTATTTTTTAAGTTGTACTGTGATGATTTCATAATTAAATTTTTCTTCATTATAAATTTTAATTCTTTCTATAAAATGATTTAATGTGTAGTTTTTTCTTGAATTATAAGTGCAATCATCAGAAATATCATATAAGACTGCCTTTGTTTTATTTTTTCCTTTTCTTAAAACTCTTCCAATCGATTGAAGATTTCGAATTCTAGATTTGTTAGGAGATGCAAATATTACATTATGTAAATTTTGAATATTTATACCAGTTGAAAATGTACCATAAGAAGCAACTATAATCGCATCACTTTCCTTTTCAGTAATTTCTCTTGTAAGTTCTCTTTCCTCTGTATCTATACCACCATGAATAAAGAAGACTTTTCTATCATTCTTCTTGCTATTATTTATCATTTCATATAATATAGATCCATGGGTTTCTACTCTACTATATAAAACTAAAGTGTTTCCTCTTAAATCTAAAGTTAAGTTTTTAATAAATTTATTTCTTTTCTCATGAGAAATTAAATATTGTATTTCATCTTCATAAACATCAAATTTTTGAGGAGAGTGCTTAAGAACAATACACTGAATTTCCAATTGTGAAAGATGTCCTTGTTTCATCAATTGATCTGTCCTTGTAACTTTATATGATGGACCAAACAAGCCCTCTAAAACCCATTTATGAGTTTGAGTTCCGTCTAAAGTTCCAGTAAATCCAAATCGATATTTAGCATGATGCAATTTAGTCATGATTGAAATTAATGACTTACTCTTAAATAAATGAGCTTCATCACCTATAATAACTCCATAGTTCTCAAAGAAAGAACGCTCAAGTTTGTATATTGATTGCCAAGTAGTGATTGTAACTGAATTCTCATTTGTTTTTTCTCTTCCTGAATAAATTCGATGACAATATGACTCAGCATTCCAACCATAATCTTGAAAGTCCTTATACATTTGCTCCACGAGTGATGTCGTTGGAACAACTAAAAGTATTTTTTCGTGTTTATCTACATAGTATCTCACTAACGAATAAATCATCAGAGATTTTCCTGATGCAGTGGGAGATATCAATAGTTTTCGATTATTTCTTAATGCACCATATACTCCCTCTACTTGATAGTCACGAGGAGTGTGACAACAAATAGATTTCATGTAATCCTGAACACCTTCATATGAAATTCCATCATTTATTTCAAAAGGTTGTCCATAAAATTTATTATCTTCAAAACTATAAGTATATTTTGATTGCTCACAAAAACTTATAATTTTATCTAAAAGGCCAACATATATCTGTTTATTTCTAATATCAAATAAATGAATTTCACCATTCCAGTGTTTATTGCGATATTGAGGCATAAACTTTGCCCCATCCACTTGAAATGTAAAATGATCTCTTAATTCATACTCGATATGAGGTTGAGTTTGTAATTTTAAAAATACTTCGTTTATTTTTTTAATAATAATGTCTGATACACTCACGATGATTTATTCATCTATGAGTATTTATCTATCCCAGTCCGCTCATAAATTTTTGATATTCAATTGCATTTTTAATTTGATAAGTTCGATTATGTATCATTTTTAATATATTATCAACATAAAAAATTATCGTATCATAATAATCAAGTTTTAAAGAAACAGAAGAAAGTTTTTCATCAGCATCAAGATATTTTTGTAAGGTATCTTTATCTCTGATTTTTTTGGGAAATGGATTTTTTATATAAGTTTCTGGATCAGATTTACCAGAATAATATTCATATCTTTCATGTCTAATATTTTTTCTTTGTTGTTCTGCTTTCTTTTTTAAAAGTATTGTATGATTATAAATATCAAAATATTTTGCATGTAAAACTGGTATTTTTAATGATTCTGTATGAAGATTATCTGGATCTATTTCTGAATCCTTTTCCCACATTTTTTGAATTAATTCAAGATCAAAACTCATAAAGCAGTTCCACCAATAGTGGTTATATTATAGATAGTATACTTGAAACCTACGTCTGCTGTAAAGTATTGAATATCTGTATCAGTTGCATCAAAAGACAATGTAGATAGTGAATAAGGAAATAAATCTTTAAAGTTTACATTAAATTTTGCAACAAAATTACTGCTTAAAATTTGCAAAGTTCCATCAGAATATATGTTCATTGATTTTTTCCCGTATTTTGGATTTATAATACCATTATTTTGAAGGTTATAAATTTCTTCCAAACTTTCTGGGTATCCAAGACCACGAATCCAATTTTGCAATTCCATATAATTTTCAAGATTTTCATCAACTAAAAATCTTAAATTTAAATCTCCAAATATAATTTTATCTCCTGGAGTATCAATATCTTTTAGATAAGAAGGTTGTATTGCAACACCTAGAGTTAAATCTGGTATATTTGCTTGATTGCAAAAAAAAGCAACCTTTGGACTTCTTTTAAGTAAAAATTTAAAACCTGTTGGTGAAAGAAAATTTCTATTTTCTATTTGGTTGACTGACATTTTTTTAAATATTTAGATAAAAAAAGAGGGTCTTGAAAGACCCTCTCAATAAACTTTGTGAGAAGACTCACATTAGATTTTTTACAGCAACTCTTCTATAGTAACGGTTAGCATTCACTAGAAGTCTTCCAAGTCCTTGAGTAGTGCCTTCAGCAAATGGATTTGCAACAAGACCATAGCGAGTCTTAAATCCAATTTTTGGTTGGAATGAATTCTCACCAACGGCACGAACCATTTGAAGAGGAACATAAGGGCAATAGAACAGTCCAGCATCATAAGGTGAAGAACCCTTGTAACCAACAATATAATATTGATTACCAGGAGTAGCATTACCTGAGGTTAGGTTTGCTGCATATGGATCAATGTAAACACGATACTTACCTTGAAGAACACCAGCAAAGGTGTTACCAGTATCGTCAACATTGAGATTGGCATTGAGTGCAGGAGTGTAGTCAAGAACACCAGCCATAGTCAGTGCTGAAGCAACGTCAGCAGAGCACATGATGATATTACCCTTTCCACGACGAGTTCTTTGTGCGATTGCATTAGCATCACGCTCAATTTGGAATAGAAGTCCTTTGAACTTCTCAACTGACCAACGACCATTGGAATCAACATCAAGGTCAAATATACCTGCAGTAGCAACGTTTTGAACAGCACCTTGCTCAGCTACCTTATAAATGGTTCTGATAACCTCACGATTGATTTCAGCAAGAATCTCTGTTGAGAGAATATTTGCTAATTCTGCTTCGGCATTTAGACCGTGAATTGCCTTGAGATCTTGAGCAAGTTCTAATGAATACTCAGCTTTCAGTGCTCTGGATTTTGCAGTTACAGTGACTTTCTCGATTGAAAATGCCATCTGATTGAAGGCATCACTACCAGTACCATCAAGGTTTTCTGCATCTCCCGTTGCCATTCCCTGACCTACGTTGTAGGCAGTGGAAGTTGCAGTGCCAACAGGGTTAAGAACTGAAGGGTTGGTTCCACTTTGAGCAGTAGTACCAATACCAGCAGCAGCATCACTGAATCCTGCAGTTTCATCAAGACCTGCATCTTGACCAGAGAATGCAGAATCTACTTCGTTGTAGAATGCTTCAGTACCACTCTGATTGATATAACGTGAGCGCATTGCAAAAATAAGTCCAGTAGGACCACTCATTGGTTGTACGCCAGCAAGATCATAAGCAACCAGATTAGGCATTGAACGTCTAATTAATGAAATTAGAACGGGATCGAAACCAGCAGTAGGACCAGCAGCAGCTGCACTGCCACCGAATCCTCCACTAGCACCAGCAGCATTACCGCTGTTGGTTGGAGATTCCATCAACATTGACAATGAACCATTGTCGAATGAAGACTGCTCTCTTAAAAATCTTTCTTGATTTTCTAACAGGACAGCAGTTACTGCTCTACGATGCGAATCTTTGATTGATTCAAGACCCTCATAGTTGAGTAGAGGAGCCCACTTTTCCTGCAGATGTTCTGATTGAAACATTTGCGTTTACCTTTAGTGTGTTTGTTTACGTTTGATTTAATATTGAATTCAATTATTTACTGAATCTTGAAAGAGTGTTCAGGTAAGATGCCATTGTTCCTGAAATAGATTCAGGTGAACTATCTATTCCTTCTGACAAATTTTCAGTTTGAGACCTTGAACTTCTATATGATGGAAAATATGATTCTCTCAAAGTCTCTAATTTTTCACGATATTCTGATTCACTTTCAAACTCAACACTTTCGGCAAGTGAAGCGAGCTTATCTTTCTGAGTGGCAGCAAGACCACTAGAAACTTGTTCAAAGATTCCGTCAGCAACCGACTCTGAGAGACGTTTGTTTAGGAAAACATTTTTCTCAATTTGCTCGTTGAGTTTTGTTTCCATTTCATCAAGTTTTTCTACCATACTATCTAGAACATCATATTTATCTTCAGGGATTTCTACATAATGATTTTCAAAAAGATTCTTCATTCCTTGAATGAAGGACTCTGTAAGTTCTGCCTTAAGTCCTTGCTCGATTGCAAGGTAGTTTTCGGTAAACCATTCATCAGCAACATATTCTAGATAAGAATCTACACGCTCGTTGAGTTCAGTTTTAATTTCTTCAACCTCCTCAACAAGTGCTCTCGCATATTGATCTTCAATAGATTCTTTGATTTCACTAACCTTGGATCTAAGAGCAGCTTCAAAAATGGTTCTTGCCTTTATCTGAAACTCTTCTGAAAGTTCTTCACCTTCTAGAAGAGCATTTACATCTTCTTCAATATCAAAATCTTCTTTCATATCTTCTTCATCTTCTTCATCCTCGTCCTCGTCTTCATCTTTTTCCTTCTTCTTGCCTTTTTTGTGATTTTTATCTTCATCTTCATCTTCATCTTCTTTATCGTCTTTTGCATCTTCGAGATGTTCCTCTTCATCATCATCTTCGGAGTCTTCTTTCACTTCTTTCATTGCATCAGCAGTACTTGCTTCTTTGTTTACAACATCTCTCACTTGTTTGAGTGTTACACCAGGAGTTTTGAGTTTGGCTGAATCATCATCTGACTTATAATTTTCTGGAGTAGGACCACCAAGGTCCTCCCAACTTCCAGTTTGACCTGGAGTGCTTCCAGATAATGATTTCATTGCATCTGCTGCTTGAGCATTAGAATTTACAGAAGTTTTGGATTGCTTAGTGCCTACTTCCATTTCTTGTAGATCTCCACGAGACATTTGAACTCTCCGATTTACCTTTATTAAATCTATATTTATTTATAATTTAAATATTTGCAAGAAAATTAAATTCATATCTTTTTTTAAAAGTTTGCTTAGAAACATTAAAATACTTGTAAGCATCCTTCATACATCCAAATTTTATACCATTACATATAATTGATTTTGAATTTGGATTTTTTGACCCCTCATTTCTTTTTGATGAATTATCAATATATTTTTTATTTATTTCATAATTTGGTTTATGTGAATTTGATATTCCTATTTTGTTTTTATGTTCTTCAGTTAAAACTTTTCCAATATTTTTTAGTCTTAAGTGTTCCTTTTGGGATTCTGATAATTTAGAACCAGTTCTATCTGGTGGAATTATTTCTTTATTTGTAAGAAATTCTTTATAATAATCAATAAAATAAGATTCTAATTTTAAAGAATCAGAATTTGATAAATTTTCAATAATTTTATAAATTATTGTTTCAAATCCTAAATTTCTGATATTATCAATATATTTTAATTTTTCTTGATTATAATTTGCGTGACCTTTCAAATGCTTAAAGCATCTATCTTTTTTCCCCTTTCCAATATAAAAAGGAATCCTATTTATTGGATCAACTAGAGCATACACATAATATTCTTCATTCATAACATACTTATAAATCTTTCAAAGTGTTGAATCTTCCTCTCCTCTGTTAATTTCTTTCTTCTGACATCCTTCTCTATAATATTTTTAATTGACTCCGCAATCCAGACTTTTTTATTGGAATCATAAATCCACTCCTTTCCTTCCATAATTCCTTGAACAAATGCATCAGGTGCAGAGGGATCTGCAACAATATCAGCAGCAGTTGCTAACATAAAATCTTCACCAACTTCATTATATCCATCACGATTTCTTGTAACAGAACCTATTCCACGAGAGGAAACACCAAGAGTTACACCAGAATTCAAAAGTGCCTCGGCAATTTTACCCATTGGAGTGGGAAGAATTTGTGCCTTACCGATAAAATTATTTCCTTCTGGAAAAAGAGAAATGATTTTATGAGAAACACGATCAAGATTTACTGTAGGTCCATCTGGATGACCAAGTTCTCCAAGAGCACGACCTTTATTGACATATTGTTCATTATATCTTTTAACTTCTCTTTCCACAATCTGTCTTCGATATAATCTATTATTACGATTAGGTTGTTCAGTTTGAAGAAAAGGGCCTTGAATAAACAAAGTCTTTTTTCCATTCACTGTTTCAGTAAGAACCTCTACGGATTCAACTTCTTCGGTAATAAGCTTCATTTTATGCTTGATTAGTAATTTGTACTTGTTGATAATATAAGACTCCAGTTGATCCAGTAGCACCTACAGCACCAAGTTTTTGTGAAACTCTTAATGTTGCATCAGCAGAGGAAAATGCAGTCACAATACCACTTGAGTTATAAGATACAACAATTCGACTCTGATGATATCCATTTATACCACTACTTGTATTCACAGATGTAACTGCCTGATGAGTAAAATCATAATAAGACTGACCAGATGCACTTAAAGTTACATAATCACCAATACCAAATGGAGATTGTGTTCCCTCTGCAAAATCTATGATTGTAGTTGTTCCTGTTGTAATACCAACAACTCTATTTGATGCCTTGGTGAGAGCAAGAGTTACTGATTCACCAGAAGGAACATAATAATCTAAAGAAGATGCTGTTGGACTTGATCCGATTGCAATATGTGCCGCACCACCAACGGCAACAACTCTCAAAGTATCTGATTGTACTGAAAATGGAGATGATGTTGTTGCGGTACCTGTAAACGAAAACGATGAACCTGCTCCAACTGGTCTATGCGTCATTATTTTTTTTTTATAATACACCTATCGATTATTTATTACTTTACAAATTCATAGTATAAATTTTACTTTATTCTTCGTCTTCTTCGTATTCTGTATCATCTTCATTTTCATCTTCATCAAAAATTGAAGATGCTACCATTGGTCTAAATATATCTAATCTTTCTGTGGATTTTGCAAAAAGTAAATCTTTGATTTTATCGCTAATTTGAGATGGCGATTCATCAGTAATAATCATATCCATCAGCTCATCCATATCCATATTTGTGATCCATTAATTACTTGTGTATTTATATTTATATCTCTCCTCCCTTAGGAATTTCTGCAATTTTTCCATCTGCAACTGTTACATCGCCTTGTTTATCAATATTAGGTTCCATTACTGGTTGTCCTAAATCCATTTGAGATGTTTGATCTAATGGAAGATCAGTCTGTGAATCAATTGGTTGATTTGGATCTGGAATAATTCCATTTTCAATTTCTTTTTTGATAATTGAATCTTGCTCAATAATTTCAACATCAGTTTGACGAAGAATTTTACGTCTTATATAATCTTGAGAGAAATATTTACCAACATAAGGTTCAGCAACTTGTACCATATTTAATCTTTCGTTCAATAATTCTGCATCCTTAAGTTCTGCAAAGTGATTATCATATAAAAAATCATATTGTATATGCTCACTCATTGATTCCCAATCCTCTGGAGTGATAATATTTTTAAGAATCAATTGAGTTTTCAACATATCATTAAACATATATGAGAATCTTTTTCTCAATCTACCAACAAACTTACTAAACTTAACTTCATCACGAAGAATTTCCGAAGATCGACCAAGATTAAATCCTCCCTGTCCATCCATTCTCGATGGAGGAACATTTAAAGAACGATAAAGTTTTTTCTTAAAGTATTCAATATCTGTGATTTCACCAAGATTTTGGCCACCAGGAAGAGTTGTGATTTCAGTTCCTCTTCCACCCTCTCTTCGTGGTAACCAAAAATCTTCCATCATTGACATCATTTTTTTATCATCACGAATTTCTCCAGTATTCGCATCATATACAAGTTTATTACGATATCTCATCATCACATCACGAAGATATTGTTCTGCTTTTACTTTGGGAAGATTTCCAACATCAATATAAAATATTCTTCTTTCTGGTGCTCTTGAAAGACGATAAATTACCAAAGAATCTTCAATCATACGAAGTTGATTGAGAGACTTAATTGCTTTATGAAGATATGAAAGAGTTGATCCCTTATTACGATCTACAAGACCAGAAGTGCAATATGTAATTGAATCTCTGGTCATTTTAATTCCTGCCTCACCACCTAATGCCGATGGATTGCCTGTGGGATAAGACATTTTAGGGTTATAAATGAAATATTCTTCAATCTCAGGAAAATCATATTCCATTGGATTGCGACTATTTGCATTTGCTAGTCTATATCTTTTATTAAGATCTGTGATTTTCTTTTGTTGCCTTATATAACGCATTTTTATTGCGTCAATATATCTCAATTCTTGTATTCCTTCTTCTGATTTTTTTAAATCTATTATCTTATGATAATAAAGTCTTCCATCAATATACCAATTTCTATAAATTTCGTGAGATTTTCTATCAAAATCTAATAAGTTAAGAATATTTTTAAATTCTTCTCTAATTCTTTTTTTAATACCATCACTGGCATTTAAGTTTGAAAGTTCAATTTCTACTGGACTATCGTTTGTGTCAGATACAATTGCCTCACTTACAATATCCTCAATAGCACTATCACATTCTGGATGAAGTGCCATTTCACGGTATCTTTTAATTAAATCAAATTCAGTTCGGTAAACACCTTCTATATCTATATAAGAACCGAAAAATCCACTGCTCAAATAAAAATCAGATCCGTCTTCACTATTTGGAGGAACTGGCGATACAACGGATGGTGATATTGGTTCTTGGTCTTCAATAGAAAAACCAAATAATTTTGCCATAATTTAATTAATTTATATTCCTATTATTTATTATTTGTCTTATGGATTAGTCTTACCATCAACGGGATACCAGTAATTCACTTGAAACTCAACTGTAAATTCCTCAATTGTATCTGATGAATCAAAAGAAAGATCAATTGCAGAAATATTAGTTGGAAAAATATCTTCAAATTTATACTGCTTTGCATCTTTAACACCCTTACCAGAGGTTTGAGATTTAGTTGATAATTCTCTAGTCAGTTGAGTCACCGTTGCATTTGCCATATAAGTTTTAGGATCGGTAGTGCCACTTGCATCTTTATATTGGCCAATTTGTTGCATCCAATCTTCCATAACCTTTCTAATCGCAAAGTCAGTGTCATTAATTACAGTAATTGACCAAGTATCATAAGTTCTGTCTCCAGCAACTTTAAAAATTCTTCCTCGAAAGGGAACATCAATAGATGCAATATTTGATGCAGGTAAGTTAGTTGCCTTACATAACATCAAAAAATTGTCCTCAGGAAGAGTTCCCGCATCGCTAGGAATATTTCCAAAAGAGACTTCAAATAGATTGGGGCGAGCACCACCACCAACCATTGCTGATTTAAAGTCGGAAAGAGTTTTTTGTTTTGCCATTTTTGAGTTCTCTTTTTAATTTATTT